CTTTTTTGTTCTCGCTGTCAAAATTAAATGTTTAGGTATCAATATCAATATCATATCAGTTTAAGTTCAAACTAAAACCAAAAAACTATGTTTAAATATTATTGTAAAAAGTGTAACGCAAAAAAAAATTTAGAAAAAGCAACGCTTGAAATTTGTGATGGAAAAGTTAGAACAAGAGAGGCACAATGTGAATGCGGTGAATACATGATTGAAGTTGAAAAAGAATTTGGTGTGCCTTATTTGATTAGAACAGAGCCAACACTAACTAAAAAATAATGGCTAGAGGTAGAAAGAAAACTCCAACAGTTTTAAAAGAAATGCAAGGAACTGCAAGAGCTGATAGATTAGTTGAAAATGAAATGACCGCTGATCTTGTTTTGCAACTACCAGAGCCTCCAGAATTACTATCAGAAATAGGAGTTCAAGAATGGTATAAAATAACATCTCAATTATTTAACTTAAAAATGTTGCACAATATTGATTTGAGATTGATTGAAAGTTATTGTAATGAGATGGCTCTTTATATTGAATGTGAAATGGAATTAAGAAAAAATGGTAGGGTTGATGTTTTTAAAAATACTAATGGTGATATAATTAGAACTCAAGCAAAGCCATTTGTTAAAATGAAAAATGATGCTTTAAATAATGCGTTAAAACTTGCATCAAATTTTGGAATTACTCCAAGTGCTAGAGCAAACATTTCTGTTCCAGTTACTAATAATAATACACAAATAAATAATTACTTTGAGTAAATATTACTTTGATAAAAAAGCCGCAGAAAAAGCCATTGGTTTTATTGAAACTTTTGTAACACATACAAAGGGTGAGCTTACTGGTATGCCTTTAAAATTAGAGAAATGGCAAAGTAAAATTGTTGGCGATATATTTGGTTGGAAAAATAAAGAAACAAATCTTAGAAAATATAGAACTGTATTTATTGAAGTGCCAAGAAAGAATGGTAAGTCAACTTTATGTGCAGCCATTGGATTGTATATGCTTTACGCTGATGAAGAAAGAGGGAGTGAAGTTTATAGTGCAGCTGGTGATAGAAGTCAAGCTGGTATTGTTTTTGAAATTGCTAAAGGAATGATTTTGCAGAATCCAGAACTATCTCAAAGAGGCAAAGCATATAGAAACTCAATAGTAAATGAATCAAAGGGAAATTTTTATCAAGCCATAAGTTCAGATTCTAAAACAAAACATGGCTTTAATGCTAACTGCATAATATTTGACGAATTACATACTCAGCCAAATAGAGATTTGTGGGATACATTAACAACATCAACTGGATCAAGAAGGCAGCCATTGACAATTGCAATTACAACAGCTGGTTATGATAAGCAATCTATATGTTATGAGATATATACTTACGCAAAAAAAGTTCTAGAAGGAACTATAAAAGATGAAAGTTTTTATTCTGTTATATATGAATCAGATAATGATGACGATATAACTTTGGAATCAACATGGAAAAAAGCAAATCCAAATTATGGTATTAGTTTAAAAAAAGAATATATGCAAAGGGAAAGCCAAAGAGCTGTTGATGTTCCATCTTATCAAAATACATTTAGGCGTTTAATGTTAAATCAATGGACTGATTCACATAGTGCATGGCTTACATCTGGTGAATGGAATGCTTGTTATCAAGATTTTGATTATAGTATTTTAGAGGGAAAAGAATGTTGGGGCGGTCTTGACTTAGCATCAACTAGAGATTTAACTGCATTTGTTTTATTATTTAATGTTGATGGCAAGTTTGTTTTTATTCCATACATATTTATTCCAGAAGAAAATGCAAAGAAAAGAAGTGAAAGAGATGGGGTTGATTATGTTGCATGGCTAAGAGATGGACATGTTTATGGAACTAGTGGTGATGTTGCTGATTATAATTTTATAAAAGCAAAGATAAATGAGCTATCAAAAAAATATAGAATACAATCCATTTGTTACGACAGATGGAATGCAAGTCAGTTAGTAATTGATTTGCAAAATGATGGAGCTAATATGGACCCATTTGGTCAAGGTTTTAAATCTTTAAGTATGCCGACAAAAACAATGGAGGCTGAGATATTAGCAAAAAATATAATTCACAATAATAACCCATGCATGAATTGGTGTTTAAGTAATACAACTTTGCAAGAGGATCCAGCTGGCAATCTAAAGCCTTCAAAAGCTCGTAGTGTGGACCGCATTGATCCCATTGTTGCATTAATAATGGCTTTGGGTTGTTATCTAACAACTGAGAGTAGTGATAGCGTTTATGATGAAAGAGATATTTTGGTTTTATAAAATGTTAAAAAATAATTGTTAGTTTGTTTTTTTAAAAATGAATTGTATTGTATTATTGTGAAAATAATAATTTCACATTGACTTTACTAGAAAGAATTACAAACGTATTCATTCCTCCTAAAACTCAAAAAAGAGATTTATCTCTTAACACAATTTTTCCAGATGCAAATGTTTTTGATACTGATAAAGCCTTAACGCTTACTGCGGTTTGGTGTGCAATTAGATTACTTGCAGAATCAGTTTCATCACTACCTATTTCTGTTTATACAAAACAAAAAAATGGTGATAAATTAGAAGATACTAAAAGCCCAATTTATAAACTTGTAAAATTCAAGCCTAACTATTATCAAAATAAAATAACTTTCTTTGAGTTCATTATGCTCAGTATTTGTACTGAGGGAAATAGTTATGTGCAAATAGTTAGAAACAATTCTGGAACTCCAGTTCAATTAATATGTTTAGACCCTAGCAATGTTACAGTTGTTGTAAATAATAATGAACTTTTTTATCAAGTTGATGGCGGTGCTGTTTTAGATTCTAGCGACATGCTACATTTTAAAACAATTACAGATGATGGTGTAACTGGATTAAGCCCTATTGATCAATGTGCAAAGGCTTTAAACTGGGGTGTTAGTTTAGAAGAGTTTGGCTCAACATTCTTTTCTAATGGAGCAAAGCCAAGTTCTATTTTACAAACAGATAGAGCTTTAAGTGATACAGCTTTACAAAGATTAAAAACCAGCTTTAATAGTAATTATGGTAAACTAAAAAATAGTAATTCAACTATTGTATTAGAGGAAGGATTAACATTTAAGCCTATCTCAATCAGTCCAGAACAAGCACAGTTTTTAAGCTCAAGACAGTTCAGTATTGAGGAAGTGGCTCGTATCTTCAATTGCCCTCCGCACATGCTCAAAGATTTAAGCAAATCAAGTTTTAATAATATTGAAATGCAATCTCAAGAATTTGTTACATATACTTTGATGCCTTACATTACAAGAATAGAGCAAGAGATGAATTTAAAATTATTTAGAACAAATGAATTAGGTAAAACATTTGTTGAGTTTAATGTAAATGGATTGTTGAGAGGTGATGTTAAGTCAAGAACTGAGGCATATAAAACTGCAATTACAAATGGTTATATGTCAATTAATGAAGTAAGACAAAAAGAAAATATGAACTCTATTGAAGGTGGTGATAAACATTTCATGCAAATGAATATGACAACAATAGACAAAGTGGGTGAAGATGCCTAGCATTCAATGCGACAATGGCAAATGGAAATGGGGTGAAAATGGCTCTTGCATTTATGATTCTAAAAAAGAATCTGATGACGCAAATAGTGATTACAGAGCAATAAGTGATATTGACTTTACTCCAACGCAAGGCATGATTGATGAAGCTAAAAAAGGAAAAGAATGGCGTGAAGAATTTGGTAGAGGTGGAACTGAGGTTGGATTAAAAACAGCCAATATGATTATCAGTAATACTTTAACAGCCGATAGAGTAACAAGAATGTATAGCTATTTAAAAAGGCATGAAGTTGATAAACAAGGTGAAGGTTTTAGTCCAGATGAAGATGGCTTTCCAAGTGCTGGTAGAATTGCATGGGCTTTGTGGGGTGGTGATGCGGCTGTTAAATGGAGTGAAAGAAAAAGAAATGAAATAATTGCAGAGGAAGAAAAAGATGAAAGAAATTTAAAAAATTATAATCAAATGGAAAAAAGAATATTTAATATAGAAACAAGAGTTGATTCAACTGAAGATGGTAGAGATTTAGTTGTTGGTCATGCTAGTGTTTATGATTCAAGGTCAAACAATCTTGGTGGCTTTTATGAGTTTATAGAAAGAGGAGCATTTACTGAAGAACTAATTGCAAACTCTGATGTTAGAGCTTTAATAAATCATGATCCAAATTTAATTCTTGCAAGAAATACATCTGGAACTTTAAATCTAACAGCTGATGAAAGAGGATTAAAATATGAATTTGAAATGCCAGAAACATCTTATGGAAAAGATTTATCTATTTCAATGAAGCGTGGTGATATTACACAAAGCTCATTTGCATTCACTGTGGCTGAAGATGATTGGTCAACTGATGACGAAGGGAACAACATTAGAACAATAAAAAAGATTGATAGGCTTTATGATATTTCTGCTGTGACTTATCCAGCATATAATATGGCAGAAAGTGATTTAGTTGTTGCTAAAAGAGGATTAAAAGAATATCAAGAAAGTTTAGTTGAGGAAACTAAAGAAGAAATTATTGAAGAAAAAGAAAACAATTTAGTGAGAAATTCTCTTATCTCATTAAATATTGAATTAAAAAAGAGAAAATAAATTTAAAAAATTATAAAATGAAAACATCAATTATTTTAAAGGAGGAAAGATCAGACATTATTTCTCAGTTGGAAAACATTAAAGATGTTGCTACAACTGAGGAAAGAGATTTAACCTCTGACGAGAACAGTCAAGTTGATGGATTATTAACAGAAGTTGATAATCTTGATGCAAAGATTGAAAGAGCTGAAAAGTTAGAAACTATCAAGCGTAATGCTGCGGTTGTTTCTGGAGTTACTAGTAATAAAGTTGAAAAAGAAGTAAGAGATTACTCTTTTCAAGATGCTTTAGCTCAAGCTGCAAATGGTAGAATTGAAGGACTTGTAAAAGAAATGGATCAAGAGGCTAGAAATGAGTCAAGATATACTGGTCAATCTTACAAAGGAATTGGAATACCTTCAAGCATATTAACAAGAGCTGCGGTTGAAACTGCTGCTGCAAACTCAACTCAAGTAATGGCTTGGACTGACCAGCTCGAGGCAAATATGGTTTTAGCAGCTGCGGGAAGTAACTTTTACTCTGGAGTTAACAACATGAAATTCCCAGTATTTAGTTCAATAGCTTCAAATTTCCTTCCAGAAAGTGGAGGTACTCAAGTTGATCCAGTTACTGGAACTGCAACATCTTTAACATTAAGCCCAAAGAAATGTATTTCAATTGTAAATGTATCGGCTGAGGCTGTAACTCAAAATGCATCTATTGAAGCTGCATTAAGAAGAAACATGGCACAATCAGTTGCTGCAACAATGGAATCTGCATTCTTAGGAAACGCTGATGTATCTAATGCTCCAACATCTTTATTTTTAGATGCGACATCTTCTGCAACATCTGTTATTTCAGCTGATAATGTTTTAAAAATGGAAACAGATACTTTAGCTGCTGATGTAAATTTAGAAGGGTCAAGAATGGCATACATTCTAAATCCAGCTGCTTATGCAGACGTTAAAGTGTTAGATCAAGTAACAAATGTATCAGCTTTATATGATAATAGAGAAAAAATGTTAAATGGATATTTCTCATTTGTAACATCTAATCTAAACTCTGGTGGAACTGCTTCAAAAACTGCTGCTTTATTTGGAGATTTCTCTAAAGTACACATTGCACAGTTTGGTGGTTTAGATGTGATTTATGACATTTATTCTGGAGCTGGAACTGGTGAGCCAAGATATGTACTAACATCTCTAGTAGATGCTGGAGCTGTACAATCTTCAACTTTCCACAAAAACTTGGAGGCTTAGTATTAATACTTAATTCAGAAAAGGGGTGGTGGACTTACCATCACTCCTTTTTTTATAACTAAATAATATGAAAACATATCAAGTAATAACAGCTGCAACGACATATCCAGTAAGTTTAACTGAGGCAAAATCACATTTAAAAGTTGATACTACCGCAGATGATACTTATATTGAATCTATTATCAAAGCTGCAACACAATTAAGTGAGGAATATACTAATAGGTTTTTTATTGATACAGTTATTGAACAATATGCAAGTAGTTTTGCTGAATTACAAACTTTATTCAAAAGCAAAGTTAGTTCGGTTGCTCATGTTAAATATTATGATAGTGATAATTCTTTGCAGACATTAAGTGCAACTGTTTATGATACTCAATTAAATTATGAGCCATCACAAATACAATTGGCTGATGGACAAAGTTTTCCAACAATAACAAAAAGAAATGATGCTGTTTTAGTAAGATATACAGTTGGATATGGAAGTGCGGCAAGTGATGTCCCAGAAATAATTAAACAAGCAATCCTTTTAACAATAGGCAATTTCTATCAAAACAGAAATAGTGTGGTGATAGGTAGAATTGCAACTGAGCTTCCACAAAATGTAAAATGGTTGCTTGACACATATAAAGTACAAATAGTAGCATGACAATTGGGGAATTAGATAGGAGAGTAACTATTGAATCAGTTAGTACCTCAGCTAATAGCTATGGTGAATTGACTAGAAGTTATGTTGCCTTTAGAACAGTATGGGCTGCAATAGAATGGAAAGGCGGTAGTGAGAAAACAGATGAATCAAGTAAAATAACTGGAATGACTAAGTTGCACATTTATATTAGGAATTTAGATATGAGCAATTTAAGTTTACAATCAAGATTAACTTATGATGGGAAATATTATTTTCCAAAAGTAATTAATCAGATAGATGGAAGAACTGCTTTTTTAGAAATAATTTGTGAAAATAAAGATTAATGGGTTTTTCATTTGGACATAGACATAGAAGTAAAGCGGCTGGATTAGCTGGAACAACTGGAACAATGAATCGTGTTGGTGTCAATGTTATTGGCATGAAAGAATTAAACAATTTCATGGCTCAATTTCCAAAACAATTAAACAATCCAAAAAACTTAACAAGAATATTTAGAGAAAATTCAAAGCCTTTACAAGACAAAATAAAAAGTAATATTTCTGGAACTAAATTTAAAAAAGGAACAACTGGATCAAGTGTATTAGAAAAATCAGTTGGTTTTATAACAACAAAGGCAACAAGACGAATTGGAGGGGGTTATGTAGGTTTAAGAGCAAAAGGAGCTTTTAGTAATAAAAGTGGAAAAAGCGGATTTTATGGTGCATGGATAGAGGTTGGAAGAGATGCACAAAATCCAACATATAAATGGGGACCAGCAAAACCTTTTATAAAACCAGCTTATGAAGAAACAAAAAGATCATTAATGAGTAATATGTTAATAGATGCAAAAAAAGTGATGTTAAAAGAAAGTAAAAAATTAGCTAAATTTGGAACTTTAGGATATTCATAAAATGGAAATAGGAAAAGCAATATATCAAATGTTAACTGAAGAACAATCTTTAATAGCTGTTGGAACTAGGGTGTTTCCTAATGTTGCACCGCAAACAACAGTATTCCCTTTTATTATATATGATGTAACTGGAGTAACTCCAACTGACACAAAAGAAAATGCAAGTACATTAGACATAAATGATTTAACAATAAGTGTTTATGCTGAAACATATTCTCAAGCTGAATTATTGGCTTATGAAGTTAGAGCTTCTTTAGATTATAGGAAATACGAAGTTTATCAAGGTGTAACAATTCAATCTATTAAATTTGTTAGTTATAATGATATATTTGATGACACAAGTGGTGATGCTGGTATTTATAGAAAGGCTTTGGATTTTGAACTTAGACAAGTTAGAACACAGATTTCATAAATAACAAAAACTAAAATATAAAAATAATTATGAAAATAAAATTAGAAAAAAATTGGAGGTATGCTGGTCAAGTTATAATGGCTGGAAATGAAGTAGAAATAAAGAATCAAGAAACCATTGCATATTTAAAAGATAATGGTTACATAAAAGAAAAAAAGGAAAAAAAAAGCAAAGTAAAAATTGCTGAAGAAAATAATTAATTAATATAAAAAATAAAAAAATATGCCTATTTTAAATGGAACTGAATTAAAAGTTTACAGCACTGGAACAACTAATCTTGTTGCCTTTGCTCAAAACTGTACGCTGAATGTTAATCATTCACCAAGAGAAATAACAAACAAAGAATCAGCTGGTAACAAAGAAATATTAGAAGGAGTTAGAGATTTTTCACTTGATATTGATGGTGCTTACGCTTGGACTGACTCAAGTAGTGTAGCTTTAACAAATGGAGCTGATGACTTATTACAAACAAATCTTTTAGCAAACAGATTAAAAGTTGATTTTATCTTTGGTGATACAAATGCAACATCTGATGTAAGTTATGCTGGAAGTGGTTATATTACATCAATGAGTTTTACTGGTGGAACTGAGGACACTGCAACGTATTCAATGACTATTGAGGGGACTGGTGCTTTAACACAAACAGTACAATAAAAATCTAGGTGATTAGCTTAGGCACTGATTTTTGTTTAGTGCCTTTGCTATGATCCTTTTAAACTAAACAAAAAAAATGAATTATACTTTTATAGAAATAGATAAGAAAAAATATCCTATCAAATTTGGATTTAATGCTTTGAGAAAATATAGCACAAAGACAAACACAACATTGCAAGATTTAGATAAACTTGGAACAGATATGACTTTAGATGATGCATTGACTTTAATCTATTGTGGTGTTGAAGATGGTTATAGAGCTGCAAAGCAAGAATGTGAAATAAGTATTGATGATTTGGCTGATTTAATTGATAATGATTATGATTCTATTGGAAAAGCTATGGAAATACTTGCAGAACAAATGGGAGGCAATACTGAAAAAAAGCAAAAAGCCAAGAAGTAAAAGAAAAACTTTCTTGGCGTAAACTTGAAAAGATTGCTTTTGGATATTTAGGAATGGGAGTTGATGAATTTTATGACTACTTACCTAAACATTTTTGGACTAAGTTAGATGGCTTTTATGAGCTTGAAAACATAAGAGAAAGAGGTAGGTGGGAAAGAACAAGATGGCAAACAACATTGTTATTGAATATACAAATAGCAAAAGGTAAAAAGTTAAAGCCAACTGATTTGTTAGAATTTGAATGGGATAAGAAACAAAAAGAATTAGATTATAAAAAGTTGAAAGAAAAAGCTGAGTATATTAAAAAATTATCTGAATATAAAAGTAAATAAAAAATGGCATTAGGATTAGTAGGTAAATTAACTGTAATGTTTGGAGCTGATTTTAAGGGCTTTGATAAAGCTGTTAAAAATGCTACAACAAAACTAAATAGATTTGAAAGAAATGCTAAAAGATTAGGAACTCAGCTTAGCACAAATCTTACATTGCCAATATTAGCGGTTGGAGCTGGAGCTGTAAAACTAGCATCTGATTTTGAGGAATCATTGAATAAAGTAAATGTCAGCTTTGGTGAATCGTCAAAAGAAGTTCAAGATTTTGCAAAAACAACATTAGATAGTTTTGGTATTGCCGAAGGATCAGCTCTTGAAATGGCTGCATTGTTTGGTGACATGGGAACGTCAATGGGCTTAACTCAAAAACAAGCCGCTGGAATGAGTACATCATTAGTTGGTTTAGCTGGTGATTTAGCATCATTTAAAAACATAAGAATTGATGTTGCCCAAACAGCTTTAGCTAGTATTTTCACTGGTGAAACAGAATCTCTAAAAAAACTAGGAGTTGTAATGACTGAAGCAAATTTAAAACAATTTGCTTTAGAACAAGGTATTGCAAAAACAATTAAAGAAATGACACAAGCTGAAAAAGTTCAGCTTAGGTATAATTTTGTTATGGCTCAATCCTCTAATGCTTTGGGTGATTATATTAATACAAGTGATGGGGTTGCTAATAGTACAAGAAGTTTGCAAGAAAGTATTAAAGAATTAGGACAACAATTTGGCACATTATTAATACCATTAGCAAAAGATTTAATTAAATCATTAAAAGGAATTGTTGATGCTTTGAGAGGATTAACTGAAAATCAAAAAGAAGCTATTATATTTTTTAGTAAGCTTGTTGCTGTTATAGGACCATTAGTCACAATATTAGGTGTTTTAGCTGGTGCAATATCGTCAATTATTGCATTATTTACATCTTTAACTGCAACAACTGTTGCGGCTGTTTTAGGTGGTATTGCTGCCGCAGCAAAGTTTGTTATAACAAGATTTGGAGGGTTTAAACAATCTAAAACAAATGTAGATAATTTAACAAGTAGTGTTAAAGAATTAAAAAATATAACAGATCAATTAGGCAATGGAAAAAATAAATTAATTTTTGATCCTAGCGGTGTCAAATCAAAAGATTCTAAAACAAAACCAAAAGGAACAATGATGGCTGCAATGGATTCATTGCCAGTACAAAAGCTAAATGTTGAATTAGGAAAAGTTCCAGATAAATTAAAAAATGTTGAAGCTCCTTTACATAAATTAACACAAGCTCAAAAAGAATATAATGCTGCAACTGAATTATTTGGTGATATTATGTTTGAATCAATGATGAGTGCTGCAAACAGTCAAGAAGGTTTTTTTAGTTCACTAATTCAAAATATTATAAAAGCTGTAAAGCAATTAATGATTCAATTAGCTGTTATGACTGCAATTAACATATTGCTAGGAGGTAGCACAATGACAATAGCAAAGGCATTTAGTATGGCTAAAGGGAGTTTATTAGGATTAGCAAATGGTGGATTAGTTACTGGTCCAACTATGGCTTTAGTAGGTGAAGGAGCTGGAACAAATGCAAGTAATCCAGAAGTTGTTGCACCGCTTGATAAATTAAAAGGAATGATAAATGGAGGAAGTGGCTCACAACAAATTGAGGTGTTTGGGCGTATAAGTGGAAATGACATTTTTATTAGTAATCAAAGAGGTGGATTAGGTAGGTTAAGAACAGTTTAATTTATGGCATTTGGAAAAAAATATTATTCATCATATAAGAGTAATAACGACTTAGATTACTATTTAGAAATCTGGGTGAATGGCTGGGTAAAACCTGAAGTTGAAATGACAATGGCAGAGGGAGGACCAGTAATAGAATATGAAACAGATCAAGAAGATAGGTTTTCTCCTATTTTAAGTTCATCATGTAAAATACCTTTTTTAGTTCAAGATAATGATGAAAGATTATTTATTAATAATTTAAGAACATTATATCAAGAAAGGGAAATTTATATTCATATTTATAGAGCAACATCATCAACATATCAATCAGTTGCACCATTGTGGTCTGGTTTTTGTGTTATGGATATTGGAAAAGGTTTAGATCAAGCATTTCCTTATGTTCAAGAATTAAAATTTGTTGATGGTCTATCATTGTTAAAAGATATTGATTTTGTTGATTTAGATGTAACTGGTGGAACTCCCCCATTTAATGAAAGAGTTCAAGGAAATTATGCTACAGAAAACATGTATTATGGACCAGCAACTTACATTTTTTGGTTTAGAGAAATATTGAAAAAAACTGGTGCATCATTGAGTGGTGCTAATGGGCAAGGAGTTACCCAAGATTATGGATTCACAACTTGCATTAATTGGTATAATGGTGACATGGATAATACTGGACAAAGTGAAGACCCATTAGAAAAAACAAAATGTCAAGTGTCAATGTTCCATAGAAAAGATGACCAAGGTGTTTATTTTCCTGAAAATTGTTACACAGTTTTAAAAGAATTATTAAGACACTGGGGTGCAAGAATAACCTATTGGAAACATGAATTTTGGATTGTACAAATACCAGAATATATAACTGGTGAAAGTGGAACAATAGACAATCCACAAAACAATTTTAGTAGGCTTTACAGTGATACTGGAGCTTTTTTAGGGAGTCAAGATCATTTAGGAAGTACATATTGGACAAGATACTTTCAAGAAATATCTAATGAAAAGATTAGCAAATTAACTGGAACTACTTATGATTATTTGCCTATAATAAAACAAGTAAACGCTAAATTTTTATCATTTGAATCAGAAAATTATTATGGTGGATTTCCTTTTGGGTCAAATCCTTTAGATCAAGAAGTTTTTCAAGGCACAATAAATAGTCCATCAACATCTGATTTTTTATGGCTTTCAATACCTTTGGACTGGACTTGGGATTGTCCAAATTTTTCACTAGGTCATACAGCTGGTTGGTGGTCATCTATAAAATTTAATTTTTATGCCTCTGATGGAACAACTACTTATTATTTACAATATGATGGTTCAAGTCAAACTTTGCCATATTATTGGATTGATAGTTCTAACTGGACTCCTTTAGGTCCTAGGTCTCCAAGATACACAATAAGCTCGAAAAGTTTAAGTGTAACAGCTCATGTTGGTTTTGAACAATCAATTCCATTTAAAGATGAAAATGGCAATGCAATTACAATGTCTGGAGCATGGAGCTTTTTTTTAGATTTAGAAAAAGTTGGAACAACATCTGGTTATGGAAATTCTGGTAGTAATCCTGGTTGTTTTTATCTTAATTTTAGTGGATATGGAAGTCCACAAAGAATGAGAAATCCCAATGTTGGGATTATTTTACCAACTCTTAGTGGACCATTAAATTCTGGAACTGTAAGTTGGTCTAATTCATTGGAAGACCCAGCTGGTCAGATTAATATTAGCACAATATCAAATCCAGCTGGTTTTAATGCTGGAACTATAATTGATGATATTAGGTTTGCAACAACATCACCTTTTCTTGGATTATTACAAACATTAACAAATGGTCAAAGCTCTTCTTATGGTGAAACATTTAACACTATAAATGATACAAGTGCAGAAACAAAGGCAAATTCAGAGCAATTTAATTTTGGTCAATTGTTATGGGGTGATTCTATTGAGTTTGCAAGAAGTAGTTTACAAGTTGATGATGGAACAGATTATGTAAACACAAATTCAAGCGGTTTGTGGGGTGTTGGAACATTAACTGGAACTAAAACATTTACTCAATTATTAATTGATGAATTTTTATATGGTCAAACTAAAATAGTTATTACTCCAACAATGAGATTAGCTGTTGGTGTTGCAAATAAAAATCAAACTGAGGGAACTGCAACAAGACCAAGATATGTCAATCCAATTGGTAAATTAAGAGAAACAAGAGAAACTGCTGATCCAGAGTATATTTTTAGAAGAGGTAAATTTTATACTTTATTAGATGAATGGGATTATGAAGGTTATCAAATAATAAGAAATGTAGTATCAACAAGCAATCAAAATAATAACATTGGAAATTTAGGTGGCAATCAATTAAATGCTCCTAACAATTCAGCAATGTTAATTAATCCAGTAAGTCAAGCATTAGCTCAAAACAGTCCAATTGCATATTTAAGTGCAACAATTCCATCAACTGGCTCAAATGTAGCTGTTAATGGAAACTTTAATGTTGCAACTGGTTGGACACTAGGAACTGGTTGGAGTATTGATACAACTGCAAAAAAAGCTAATTTTACTGCAACTGGCTCAACAAGTGATTTAGTTCAATCAGTATTAACTGAAGAGCTTACTTATCAAATAAATTTTAAAGTAGTTGTTACCGCTGGGACTTTATTAGTAAAAGCTGGAACTACTGGAACAACAGAAACAATTACATCATCTGGTGATTATTCTATTTATTTAACTTGCGAAGGCTCAAGTGATATTAAATTTCAAGCTGGAACAACATTCACTGGGTCTATAACTTACATTACTTTAAGAGATCAAAAATCATTAAGCTCTGTTCCAATTAATGCAATAGGAACAGCTGTATTTAAAACTGGTGATACATTTAATTTAATTAACTCAAATGATGACCAGCCATTAGCTTTAACAGTAACATCAAATCAGGGGTCAACAGATACATCAATAAGTGTTTCTTCAACTCCATTATATGCTGACATAGATGCTGGGTCATATTTACTTATTAACCAAGAGGATTTATCAGCTCAATACCAAAACAAAACAAAAGGAACAGTTGGTGGCTTTGATATTACTGCAACAAGTATTGATTCTGGTAGTGTTGCAATTAGTAGTTATATAGATGACGATAGTTTTGGAACTGCAAGTGCTACAAGTTTAGCAACAAGTGAAAGTATAAAGGCATACGTTGATACGCAAGTTGGCTCTGCGGATACATTGCAGGAGGTGACGGATTTAGGAAACACAACGACTAACAGCATAATGATTGGTAGTTCTTCTACTCCTCAAGGTGAATTGCATATTGTAGGACAATCGGGTAGTCAAGCAAGAATATATGTTTCAGATGTTGATGTTGGAGTTGGTGCAACTGATAGTTTGTTAATTACAAAAAGTGGCTCAACATCATATATATATAATAGAGATTCTAATAGTAGCTTGTATTTAGGAGCAAATGATGTTTCAAATGTATTAGTTATAACAAACAATTCAAACGTACTAATTGGAACAACAACTGATGATGGCTCTAGTAAACTGCAAGTTACTGGCGATATAAAAACTAGTGGGAATGTTGTAATACCTTATGATGGGTTTTTAAAAACATCTAACAACAACATGAATTTTATAGAACTATATAATGGCTCAGATGCTTCTATGATATTTAGAATGGGGCACCCAACTGTTGGTAGGTTTCAATTCTTAAATAGTAGTGATACAGAAGTTTTTACAATAGATGCAAGAAATGAAAGGGTAGGAATTGGAACAACGAGTCCATCTTTAAAATTAGATGTAATTGGTAACTATGATGCTACCCCAGTAAAATTTTTAAGACATGCTACTTATGGAAATATAATTAGATTAGGAAGAAATGGTGTTAGTGAAACAGCCCATATTGGTTATCCAGCAGATGCAACTTTAAATTTTTCAACTGGTGGCTCAGAAAGAATGCGTTTGACATCTGGTGGAAATCTACTCATTGGAGACACATCAAATGTTGACGAAGGAAAATTACAAGTATTTGGAGACATAAATATTAGAAATGCTAATGGAAGTAATCCAACTGATGCTGGTAGCTTATATTTTGGTGAAACTGGTGGAGTATGGGGTACAAGTTTATATGGTTTTAGAATTAATTTAGATGGTAGTGCTAATAATTTACAAATACAAAGTGCAGCAACATCAACTGTAAAAACTATAATCTCAATGCAAAGAGATACTGGTGTTGTTACGTTAGGTTATGGATTAACTGGAACAACTGCAACATTTAGTGGTCAAGTAACAATCCCAGCAACTCCAGTAGCTTCAACTGATGCAGCCTCAAAATCTTATGTAGATGCTCAAGTTGGAACTGCGGACACACTTCAGGAAGTAACGGATCTAGGAAACACAACGACTAACAGTATAATGATTGGAAGTTCATCAAGTCCAAGTAGTACATTAGATGTTCATGGAGCAATAACTTTATCTGATACAGTCCCAAATAGTATAAATTCAGTAGTTAATTTAACTTTAAATGCTGATAGTGATTCCAACAGTGGTGATGCATATAGAAATATAATATTTCAAAATAGAGGCTCAGAAAAAATGCGTTTGACATCTGGTGGAAATCTATATGTTGGAACAACAAGTGGCTCTGAAAAACTATCTGTTTCTGGTGGTAATATAGCTGTTACAAATGGAGCTGGTATATTAGTTGGGGGAGCTGTTGGAGATACTAAAATTGGAAAATTGTATAATGTTTCTGGGGTTTTATCTTTAGATGGTGATGGAACAAGAAGTATTAGATTTGGTAGTACATCTAATGGTGAAGTTATGAGGGTTGATAATACAAACCAACGTATAGGAATTGGAACGTCCAGTCCTAATGTACCTTTAGAAGTAAATGGAAATGCAAGATTTGGTGATTCATCAACTGGTGTTGCTTTTGGAATTGTATCAACAGATGTTTACCAAATTTCTGGTGCTGATACTGGTTTTACTGGTTGGAACTCTTTGCATTTCAAAGCTGATGGAAATGATGGTTTATTTATTGAAAAAGACACAAATAACATAGGTATAAATACTGATTCTCCCACAGAAAAGCTCCACGTTGTTGGTGACGCATTAATAACTGGTGATAGTCATGCTGATGCTTTCAAACCAGCTGTAAGTGGCAATCCAATTAAATTTAAAAACTTTGATAGCTCAACTGAGTTTGCTAGAATTACTGATGATGGTTATTTAGGTTTAGGTGTTACATCACCTAATGCAATAATGCAAATTTCAGGAACTAGTCCATCTGGGAGAGCTTTACATATTACTGATAATAAAACCAGTAAATCTAATGGGACTTACACATTACAAGTTGATTCGTCTGCACATACCAGCAATATGAGTGCAGCTGGAGCCTTTAATGTTGAGGTTAATTCTGGAAATGCTTTTACAATAGCTGGGAATGGTAGTTCAACTTTTGGATATAATGTAACAGTTGGCGGAACATTATATTATAATGGAAATTTAAGGTCTGTTTCCCCAAGCAAATTAATTTTATATAATAATTCAGACAAAACCGAAATTCATTCGGCTGGAACTACTGGCATTTTGTTTAAAGATAATAGTAATAATGAAAGAGCAAGAATAACATCTGGCGGAAACGTACTCATTGGAACAACAACTGATAGTGGTCAAAAGTTACAAGTAAATGGTGATATAAAAATAGGAGATAGCAATCATTTATTAATTGGTACTAGTAGTGATTTAGATTTATATCATACTGGAACAAATTCTTTTGTTGAAAACTGGACTGGAGATTTATATATACGAAATAATAGTAATGATAAAGATATAATATTTCAGTCAGATGATGGTAGTGGAGGCATAACTTCATATATAACTTTAGATGGTAGCCAAACAACTATTAATTTAGAAAAAAATGTACTTATTGGAACAACAACTGATAACAATTCAAGATTAAGAATATTAGGGGCAACAAGTGATACTACAAAAAGTGCTTTAGAAGTAAGAAACTCAAGTTCTACTGCGTTATTTAGTATTAGAAATGATGGTAGAATTGACGCAAGCGGACCAGTTAATTTAACTGGCTCATTAACTGGAACAACTGCAACATTTAGTGGTGCAACAGACCAAATTCTTAATTTAAATTCTACTGATTCTAATGCTGTTTTTATGGCTTTTAAAAGAGCTAATTCAAGAATAGGATATTTTGGATTTTCTGATACATCAAATAACATTAATATAGGTAACGAAACAACAAGTGGTAAAATAAGATTTGTTACTAATTCAACAACAAAGATGTCATTAGAAGCTAATGGAAACCTACTAATTGGAACTACAACTGATTCTGGTTTCTATAAATTAGATGTAAATGGAAAACAAAGAGTTCAAAGTGTATTAGAATTAGATGATGTTTTAACTTTAAATGCAATATCAACTCCAAGTGACCCAGCAAATAATAAATCATCAATATATATGGATTCAGCTGATGGGTCTATAAAAGTAAAAATAAATGTAGGAGGTACAGTAGTTACAAGAACTATTGCCTCTTTTGAATAAATAAATAAAAAAAAATGATAACATATAAATGGATAATATCTTCAATGGATTGTGTAATACAAGAAACTGTTGAAGGACAAGAACTGCAAAATGTAGTAAACATGGTGCATTGGCGTAGAGCTGCGTCAGAAGGTACTGAAGGTGAAGAAAATTATTACTATGCTGATGTATATGGTGCTATGCCTTTGACATCACCAGACCCTAATGATTTTGTACTTTATGAAAATCTTACTGAAGCTAAAGTTGAGGAATGGTTAAATCAAATGACTGATCCAACTCCAGCTGAAATGGACGAACAATTAGCTGCAAATATTGAACTGCAAAAGAATCCAGTTGAGGAAACTTTGCCTTTACCATGGGTATCATGAAAAACGAAGTGAAAGATACAATGGAAATTTTGGCTGCAAATGGAACAGCTATTGGTATTAGTTTAACAGAGTGCAACGAAATACTTACTTTTATTTCTTTAGTTTTAGCAATTAGTATTTCTTTATACAAGTTATACTATTGGACTTTTAAGAAATAATATGAGTTTTTTTAGTAAACTATTTAATTCTGGTGAATTAGTAAAAGAGGTTGGGGGTGTAGTTGATAACCTTACAACAACAAAAGAAGAAAAGCTAGAGGCTAAAAGAAAGCTAAAAGAAGTATTGCTTGATTATGAAAAGTCAATGCAAAAAGAGGTTACAAGTCGTTGGTTAAGTGATAACAATGGAGGGTTATTGACTAAGAATATCAGACCATTAGCTTTAGCATTTCTAACTTTTATGTTTGTTATTATTTCTATATTTAGCGGAAATATAGGTCAATTTCAAATACAAGAGGAGTTTATTCCAGTATATCAAACATTATTAATTGTAATATATACTGCATATTTTGGAGGTAGATCATTTGAAAAAATAAATAATGGAAAAAAATAAACTATATAATCCAGACGAAAAAAATACACTAATAATGCAATTTGGAAATCTTGCTAGAAGTTTAAGAAAGCGTTATGAATATCCTAAAAGAATAGATAAAAGAACTAAAAAGTATGGAAATCAAAGAACGCATAATGGTGTAATGGGTAAATACAAAACTAATGGCTAAGAAAAGAAAACTAAACAGCACAAATCCTAAGTATAAAAAAGAGGAAAAAACAACACAATATAAAAGAGTATTTTATAAAGAAGTAAGGGGTTGTAAAATTTATATGTTATATGAAATACTTTAAGCTAAGAGAATTTGTTTGTAATTGTTGCGGTAAAAACAAAATAGATAGAACATTTGTTAAAGTATTAGATGCTGCAAGAGCATATTCAAAAGACGAAGATGGCTCAGATATTCCTTTTATTATTACAAGTGGTTATAGATGTGAAAATCATGCAGAAAGTAAAAAGAATCCACAAAGCTCACATATAAAAGGATTAGCGGCAGATATTTTAGTAAAAAATAGTAGAGAAAGAGCTGTAATATTAGCGGCTTTAATGAATGCTGGTTTTAGTAGGTTTGGAATAGGGCATAACTTCCTCCATGTAGATTTAGACGAAGATAAAAAACAAGGTGTAATCTGGAAATATTAAATGGAATCTAAATATTTAGTATATAAAGATGAAATAATAAAACATTTTTGGAATGGAAATGGTTATCAAGGAATAGCACAACATTTAATAGACAAATATCATTTAGATGTAAAAAAACATAGTTTAAGGCACAGAATAAAAGACATAATACAATATGAGATAGCTGATAAAGAAGTTATTGAAGAAAATCTTAAACTGGCTAAAAGAAGCCAAAAACAAGCTGACTTAAACAGAATAAAAAACAAATCATTTAGAGAGCATGTAAGGCTTGAAAATGCTTTAGTTGAATATAATAAGGCTTTAATTGATATTCTTAAAACAGAGAGCCTTAAAACAACAATAAAACAGCATGAATCTAAAGGCAAACAAGCAATAATAGTTCAAATAGCTGACACACATTTTAATGAGCTTGTTGATCTTAAACATAACAAATATGATTTTGAGGTAGCATCTAAGAGATTGCAAAAGTTTGCACATCATATAAAAGAATATGCTAGTTTTTATAATGTAAATGAAATATTTATTGCAATAACTGGTGATTTATTAAATTCAGATAGAAGATTAGATGAAAAATTGGCTATGTCAACTAATAGGGCAAAGGCTACATTTTTAGGTGTTCATCTTTTAAAGCACTTTATTTTAGATTTAAATAGCATTGCTAATGTTAGTGTTGGTTGTGTTTCTGGAAATGAATCAAGAGCTTATGAGCTGGGTTGGATTGACATGGTTTCTTCGGACAACTATGACTTTGTAATATTTGAAATGTTAAGATTATTATTGCCAGATATTAATTTTATTACATCTGGAGGTTTAGAATTGGTTGTTGAGGTTAATGGGCATAATGTTTTACTAATACATGGGCATCAATTAGGCAATATGCAAAATGATAAAATTGCAAAGGTAATTAGTAAATATGCAAGGAATGGAATAATACTTGATTTTATGATGTGCGGTCATTTACATGAAACTAAGATAACTGATATGTTTGCAAGATCAAGTTCTTTGGTTGGAGCTAATGCATATAGTGAAAATGCTTTATTATTAAGCTCTAGGGCGGCTCAAAACATATATATTATGAAAGATAATGAAAGACATGATATTAGGATTGATTTGCAGCACACAAAAGGATTTAAAGGCTATGCAATAAATAAAGAGTTATCAGCTTATAATGCTAAAAGCCTAGATAAAACACATAAAAAACAAACAGTTTTTAAAATTGTAATATAATTTTTTATATATTTGGCTGTTTTTTTAAGTTAAAATATTGTTTTTTAGAATATCTTGTTGGAAGAAGCCTCTTTTTTAGGGGCTTTTTTTTATTTATATATACCTAGTAAATTAAAATAATTATAAAGTTTTTTACATTTTTAGTTGTTTATGTTAAAAAGTATTGTATCTTTGTACTATAATTAATAAATAATAAACTTAAAAAAAACAAAATGTCAAACAAAAATATCTTAAAAACAATAAATTTCTTACTAAATATTAATGAAGATGTTTATTGGTCTAACAGCAATTATGAAGTAAAAAAAGATAGTAATAATAAATTGATTGTAGTATGTTCAATTAATGGTTATACAACTCCATTAACAAATTGTGATTTAAAAGATTGTGGAACTCATAAGTGGGCAATAAGAGAAAATGATTTGTATGATTTTAAATTAATCCAATAAAATATAAAATGAAACAGCACATTGTAAAACACAAACAAAACAACAAAGAGTATTTATTAAATACAGTTGAATTAGATAGATTCTTTAAAAAACAAGACATATTAAATTATACTGTAAAAGATAAATTAACAGCTCAAGAAATATTAGGTAACGTCATTGCATTTATTACAGTTGCAATCGGATCAGTTGCATTACTAATGTTGGGAGCAATAATGGATAAATTATGACAAAGAAAGAACTAGCAAAAATATATAAAGATTACAATCTTACAAAAGAAGATATTTATCAAGACCGCAGAGGTTTTGTAATAATAACAAGAAGTGGCATTGAACGTATTCAATTTGATACTAATATTAAAATTGAATTTGATGTCATTAAATGTGAGAAAGACAATGTAGTTATCAAAGCTACAAGTTATTTACAGAATGAAGATAATGACTGGCTAAAGCAAATTGAAACTTTTGGAAGTGCAACTGATAAAAACTGCATTCAACATTTTAAAGTTGAAATAGCTGAAAAAAGAGCAAAGGCAAGATGCATTGTTCAAACAATAGGCTTTACAAATACTTATTCTGAGGACGAAATAAAACATCAGCCATAATGAAAGAACTAATTGAGGAGGCATTAAGAGTATCATGTTTACTTTGGAATGCAGATATTGAAAAAGTAAGAAATAATACATCAAGATTAAAAAACAATGTAAGAGCTAAAAGAATGTTTGTTTATTACATATACAGCTTTTTAGAGGTATCTTATGTTGACATAAAAAATTATATTATTGGATTTAATCATGCATCAAGTATTTATCATGTCAAAGAATTTAATAAGGATTTAGACAATGATCCAGATGTAAAAAAAACATTTAAACAATTTATGCATAAAATGAATTTGTATTCAGTTTATGGTAGTGGATATATGGAAAAGAGGAAAGAAATAGAAAAATTAAAACAAGAACTAATTGATTTTATAAACAAATGAAAAAAATTGATATTACTAAAGATCAAGTTAAAACACAAAGAGAGGCTATTATGTGGCATTTAAAAACCTATGGCAAAATAACAAGCTGGGAGGCAATTAAAGACTATGGAGCAACTAGGCTTTCTGATATTATTTTTAGATTAAAAAATGAAGGTTATAATATTAGAACTAAATTGATAAAAAAAGAAAATAGGTTTGGCAATACAACAACAATTGCTAAATATGAATATAATGTTCCTAAATTATATAAACAACAACAAATTATTTGGGGCTAAATGGACATAGTTAGAGTAATAAAAAGCAAAGATTACACAACTATTTGTAATCGTATTTTTAAGGACAGAAGGCTATCTTTAAAAGCAAAGGGCTTATTAGCTATGTTACTCAGCTTTAGTGATTCTTGGAATTTATCAATTAAAGGATTAATTGCAATTTTAAAAGAAGGTGAAACTGCAATAAGATCAACAATGAATGAACTAATAAAACATGGTTATGTTGAAAGAGAAAGAGTTAAAAATGACAAAGGTGTTATAGTTGGTATTAATTATACTGTTTTTGAATCTCCAAAACTACAAAATCCACATTTAGGTTTTCCAAACATGGATAATCAAGTACAAGTAAGTAATAATATAATAAATAATCAATTAAATAAAGATAACAGTAAAAATCAATTTTTTAATGAGGTTATGGCTTTTGAAAATTACTCAAAAGAAATGCTTACTGATTTTTTTGAATATTGGTCCGAGCCAACAAAAAAAGGTGTTTTAAAAAAAGATACCATGAAAACATGGTCCACATCAAGGAGATTAAAGACATGGGCTAAAAATGAATCTAAATGGGCTTTAAACAGCGTTGGAATAAGTAAAGTTGATAAGCATTTACAATCTCATAATGAGGCAATGCAAATATTAAAACAAATACAAGAAAATGATAAAAAAAATTAGTGAATCTGAATTAACAAAAATGTGTGTTGAATTATTATCAAAAACATATCTTGATCTTGGGCAACATAACATAGATGCAAAAACAAAAGTGTTAATGGCTCAAAGTTTAGCATCTGATTTAAAAAAATCATTTCCAACTTTATTGTGGCTTGATGTAAAACAAGCGTTTTGGAATGGAGTTAGAAATACTGATGATTTTAGCATTAATGCAAAAACTTATTATAAATGGCTTAAATTATGGAGAGGCATAATATGGAACAATGAAGGTGTTGCAGACCACCAAAAAGATAAACGTCTAGCATATAGAACAGAAACTAAATTAATTACAAATAAATAAATAAAAATGGAAAAAAAATTAACTGAAGATGAATTAAAATCTTTACAAGAAAATGTGAGCAAACTAAATCAAGTACACATTGAACTTGGAAGGCTTGAAAATCAAAAGCATAAAATATTGCATGAAGTCAATGAGGTTGAAAAACTATTTGACGAACTGCAAAAAAATTTAGAGGATAAGTATGGGAAAGTGAGCATTAATATAGATAATGGCGAACTAACTGAAATACAAGAAAATGAGTGATCAAGATGACATTTTAATAGCTGAGGATTGGTGGCTAAAGCCTTCATTATTGCCTACAAGTGTTTGGAGTTATGACAAAGGAAAGAATGGAGGTTATGTTGCTGATGTTAAAAGCGTTGGCAGAGATATTCGTTTAATAGGCACAAAGAAACAAATTAGAGAATGGTGGAATAAAACTGGTGTTGAGATAAAAGACATTTGGCATATTGAGCTAACTGAAAAGCATAAAGAATTATATGAAAGAAACTGCAAAAAACTTGTAGTAATAAGATTAGGATAATGAAAACAATACTTAAAATACTAATATCAATATTAATAAGCCCATTAATGATTATATTATTAATTGGAGCAATAACAATAGCAACACATGAAACACTTTGGAACAGTAAAAAAGGGGAAATTGACATTGAATAATAAACAGCTTTTTAATGACCAATTACAACAATATGAAGGTAAAGATGTTGTAATAAAAATAGTTGAAAGGAATAATAATAGAACTAAAGATCAAAACAGTTTGTTTTGGAAATGGGTTGATATTATTAGCAAAGAAACTGGTTACACAAAAGAGGAAACAAAGGAGCTTATATCTTATAAGTTTTTGCGTAGGGAAAGACAAAATGAAGAGGGTATAACTGAGGTATATTTAAAGGGAACATCAACACTAACAAAAAAAGAGTTTAATGATTTAATGAATAACATAAGCTATTGGAGTTCTACTACATTAGATTTAACACTTCCAACTTATGAATGAAACTGATTTACAAACTCATGTTGTTAATTATATAAGAATGCAATATCCAAAGGCTAGGTTTTGTGCAAGTTTAGGTGGAATAAGAACATCTATAAGTCAAGCAAGAAAAGCTAAGAAAACTGGTTATTGGGCTGGATTTCCAGATTTACAAATAACAGAGCCTAATCATAATTATCATGGCTTATTTATAGAGATTAAAACAGAAACTGGTAGAGCAACAAAATCTCAAAAGGAATGGATAAAAGCATTAAATGAGAGAGGTTATAAAGCTGTTATATGTAAAGGATTTAATGAATGTAAAGAAGAAATAGATAAATATTTAAGGTGAGTAAAAAACAAGATAAAATAAAAAGGGAATTAAATAAAATATATCATGAGATATTATTAGAACGCAATACTTGTTCTGGCTGCGGTCAACATGGCAACGCTGTGCCTCTTAGTTTTTCTCACATAATACCAAGGTCAAGAAGAGGTGATTTAGTAACTGATAGAAGGAACATAACATTGCATTGTTTATCAATTGGTGAGAGAACTGGTTGCCACACATTATGGGAATCAGCAAAAGATAGGCATAAACTTTTAGATTATTTTAGTAACTTAGCATATATCAAAGAAGTGGACCAAGAATATTATTATATAATAACAGAACTAAATGTCTAAAGATTATGAGATAACTTATTGTGCAATGGAATGTTTAGAGCAAACAATAAATATTTTAAAAGAAATAAGTAAAGAATATGAATGGGAAGATGAACAAGAATTTATAAAGACAATCTATATGCTTTCAACATTAGGATATGTAATAAGCAATGATGAATACAAAGATGAAATGGAATTGTTTTTTAAGATACTTGGAAAGAAAATTAAAGAGAATCAAGATATAATTAAAGAAGCTAAATATTATGCCAACGTTACCTAAAGCAAAAAAAAGAAGCTGGATTAAAACAATGCCTAAGCATACAAGGCAACATGATAACTCAGCATTCTATCATTCTAAAGCATGGCGAATGACAAGAAAGTTTTACATTAAAGATAATCCATTATGTGAGATGTGTAAACGTAAAGGAGAAACAACAGCTGCACAAATGGTGGATCACATTAAACAAATAAGTTTAGGTGGCTCAATGTTACATCAAAGCAACTTACAAAGCCTATGTAATAAATGCCATGCTAAGAAATCAAGTTATGAAGGAATAGAATACAGAAAAGGAATAAAAGATTATGAAAGAAAAAAGTGAACATTGGTTTGAATATGATAGGAACAAACCTATTGACAATACTCCACACTATTACAAAGGAATGGTTTATGGGTATAAAGCCTTTGACATTATAGAAGATTATAAATTAAATTATAATTGTGCAACTGCATTGAGTTATATATTAAGAAGTGATAGAAAGCATGAATCACCTCAAGAATGTATAGAAAAAGCAATTGAACATTTAAAGAATGAGGTTAGTATAATAAAAAAAAATAATGGGAGGGGGTATAAAAATCTTAAATAGCTTTGCTAGAGTAAC